TAGAATGTGGGCGGATGAAACAACTTCTCAGTGGGATGGATCTGCGGTTATAGAATTAGTCAAAGGTGATTACGTAGAAGTGTACGCATCGGGGGATGCTAACTTTGATATGCTTGGCGGAGACGCTGCCGATAACTGCGTGTTCGAAGGTTTTAAAATCCAAGGCAATCAATCTATTGGGTACGATGAGGTTGTTGCTGCTAGATACACATCTAACGCCGGGGCATCGGTAGCGGATGGGGTGATTATAGATTTTGAAGACCGGGTGTATGACACGCATTCGGCCGTGACAACCGGAGCTTCTTGGCGCTTTACGTCCCCCATTTCCGGGTACTATCGCATTGTCTGTACCGTAAGAACAGACGTTGTAACTGCCTCGGTAGGAAACGTGTTTGGGTTAGTATTAGATAAGAATAACACCGCTGCGGCCATTGGGTTTGTTGATACCTGTCAGAGTGCTACCTCAAGAGCGTACAATTCAACAGTGACCGTCACGTTAGAGTTACTAAAAGGTGATTACATCCACGTGGATCTTACTGAGAACTTACCAGCGGTATTATTTATTGCCTCTGCAAACTATATGAACATCCAAATTGATAGAGTTAAATAAGGAATAATTATGTTTAAAGTAATAATTACAAATCCAAATTCCCCGCGCTCTCCGTGGGGTGGAAAATTTGAAACGCTTCAAGAAGCAAACGAGTGGCTATCCGAACAGATTGGAAAAACGGATCGTTTGCCTGAAAGAGTAATCAAAAATGAAGCGGGTGAAGAAGTAACTTTGCCGGCGGAATTTACTTCTGAAATTATCGATCTCTCACTTGATGTTGAATACGTTAAGGATGAAGTTAGAGCAAAAAGGAAAAAAGAGTATCCTTCCCTAGAAGAAATGGTGGAAGCACTGCTTGATGATAAAGAAGGTAAACCTCAAAAACTAGTTAAGATTTTGAAGCAAAGAGATGATGCGGATAAGAAGTATCCCTTTTAAGGATTAAATAATGTTCTTTAAAAAAGAATTAGTACGTCCTAATAAAGAAATTAGTAAACCAAAACTCTTTTATCCAGAAGCGCAATTCATTCCTCATTTACCACACATGCCAACGATGGGAGAATATAAAAAGAAATTCCCTGAAGGAGTGGTCATACATTATACAGCGGGAGATATAGGTCAAAGCGGCGAATCGGCCGTTAAGCAAGCTATAGAAAACGGGTACTCATACTTCTTTATTGATAGGTGGGGATATGTTTATCAGCAATTTGACTTACATCGATGGGGATACCATGCAGGAATCTCACAGTGTCCAATCACTAAAAGAACAAGTGTATCAAGACACTATGTGGGAATCGAAATCGCATGTAGTGGTTTGCTTTCCGATTCAAAAACTTGGTTTGGGAAACGAGTCGCTCCCGTTAATGTTAGAAAGGCAGATCATCGTTATCTTGTGAGCGGGGAATTTGAAAAGTTTGAAAACGTACAAGAGCGAGCACTCATCGAACTTTGTCTATGGTTATGCCAGAAAGGCACCAATCCCGATTACATATTTGGGCATCAAGAGGTTAGTCCTGGAAGGAAGTCAGATCCAGGGGCGAGCTTGTCTATGCCTATGAAAGATTTTAGAGAAACTATCAAAAAGGATTTTGAAGTTTGGAAATCGTCACAACTGTCATAACTACTTTAGTGGCCATCATCGGGTGGTTCATATCGAAAAATGTTTCGCAGATGGAAGGCGACCTCAAAGAAATCCGGAGTAAAGTGTTCAAGATTCAAGTCAATACCCAAGAATCTTTGGCCGTTATTAATGAAAAATTATCAGGCATCCAAGACGACCTAAGAAGCTTTAGTGTTGCCGCCGATAAACTAAAAAACGAAATCCAAACGCTTCATGTACGAAACGCCAAACAAACAGGCGATACTAAAAAAGCGGATGAAACCTTTGGGAAAGTGATATTATTGGAAGATAAGTTTGAGAAGTTGCAGAGTGCAACAAAAAGTGTCTTAAGCGAGCTACGAAATAAAAAAACTCATGGATGAGGGCCAAGACCACCTCATGGATGAGTTGGCATTTTTTATAATTAATCAAGGAGGATTATATGGAAGAAGTAATTGCAGCGTTTTTAGGTGGCCAGGGATGGATGGTGCAAGTGTTATCTATCGTAGGACTACTACGCCTAACAGTCAAACCCATCATGGAAGCAGTCCAAGCATACGTCAAATGGACTGATAGTCCTAAAGATGATTCCTTAGTTAATAAGGTAATTAAAAGCCCAATCTACGTTAAGTTTTTATTTGTACTAGATTGGCTAACTTCAGTTAAAATTAAAAAGTAGCTGTCTTTTTCCATGTGGCAACTACTCCAGAGTGCGGGCAAGATTATCACAATCTTGTCCGTTATTTTTAAAGATCTCAGAAAGCTATACTACGAGAAAAAGTATGGGAAGCTTCATGACACACTCAAAGAAATTGAAACCAAACAAATTGATGGTGTTCTTACTGATGATGATATCATTGCCGCTGCTAAAAAGCTGCGCAAGCAGAAGCAAGGTATCATTCCCTGACAGTCAGTGCGCTGTACTTAATAATTCTAAATGTGTTCGTATTGATAGCACTGATAATGCCGAGATTTTCAATTGTGGCGGTTATGTTTGCTACTCTCCTAGTGGATACGGCACTCTAATTGACTACATCCAAGAGCTAAAAGAATCCTGTCCATAACATTTTAGTGAGTAGTAACACATTAATTGTTGCGGCCACTATAAACATCAAGCGCCAATCAATTGAGCGTTTGTGCTTTAGGTGAACTATCCGCCACCCGTTGTACTCCGGTTCCATACGCCTCTCCTTGGCATTGTATTAAACCATTGTCATCAATGAATACGTGTTTGGCAATTTGGATAAAAGGATGCGCTTGCTCCTCGTAGTACTTCTTAAAACACTCGTGCAAATAAAAATCGCCGTATTTTTTAGTCATTTGTTTTTTGTAGTACTTAGTTAACCATTTCACTTTTGTATCAAAATGTTTTTGCAAGAAAAGAAGTTTGAAAAATAAAAGTATTCTTCCGCTCGTTTCATTACTTTTAAGTCTTAGTGTATGCAAAGCAGAAATAAAAAAATGTATCCACATTAAAATGCCAGGTTGTTCATTATCCGTTAAGTAAATGAAGAGTTGATCTTTTGGCATTCGGTAATTGGTAAGTATGTCTACCCCCATATTCTCTCCTATGATTTTATCCATCTCATTACTTCCAGTGAAGTCTCTTGTTTTAATTGCGAACTTAATTACTTTAAAAAGAGTCTTCCAAAAAGCTAATGTCTTTGCGTATTTCCAAGGCGATAAATTTAAATAAGGCACTTGATCAATAATGCACCAAGAAACTTTTTCTCCGTAGAGGATTGCGTCTTTTGGAAAGTAAGTATTGCCTACAACTTTGCAGTACATCATTGCGCCGAAATATTCGTCTAAAGATATTTGGTCAAAGTTTTCTGTTAGATTATAAGGATAAGGATGCCTTGATATTACGCCTGCGATTAACTGTGTCTTTGATAAAATATTGTCTACTGCTTTGGCCCAATAAGCTTTCCACCCTGGAGTTACATCGCAGCAAAGCTCCCACAATAATAAAGCTTCCCCTGTCCATAAGTGTTGGTTTAAAGAGTCGTACACTCCTTGTTCCCAATTTGAAACTTTAGATTGTAGGTAAGTCACTCGCCCCATGGAATCAGTATATTCTTTAAGAAGTCTGCTAAATTGTAATTCTAATTCAGGCGATTTGTATTTCATTAGTGAAACTCGTTTGATGGGGGTGACATGTTAATAGTACTTGAAATTAATCCGATGAGTAATCTATTGTTGTGATCTCTCGCTTCCATTAGACCACTTTTAATTTGCCAGTTTTGTGTGGTCGCTATCTTATCTTCAATCTCTTTAATGCGCTCTTTAACTGACATCATCAAAGCTGCGTGAAAATTAAATTTCAATTCTTCTTCAGCTTTCATAATAAATCCATTTCATTGCCTATTTCTTCATCGCCCCAATCTAGTTCTGTTTCTCCCATGGCTTGGGTAAATTCTTTCCTGGCAATTTCTAAAGTGGGGATTAATCTTGCCCGCTGTAAAGATCCATGCAATCTCTTTACGGCCGAGGAGGATGAAGGGCATACAAGATTTATTTTCATCCCTATACCGATCGGGTTAATCATTTTGTATTGTTTAGGGTGATGCTTTCTAATGTAGTCTTGAATTTCAACGGCCAATTCTTTCATCGATATGTAAGACCCATCTACCCATTTTAGGTTACCTAATTCTTGAGTAGTTAAAAACATTCTCCAAGCGTCGTGTACGGGGTCTAAATTTAATAATTTTTGGTTAGCAAGTTCTTTTGTTTCACAAGCGTAACGTATATCAGCGCGAGATAAATCCCAAGTTCTTAAGTAATTAAAAATAGCGTTTGCCCCTTTAGGCTTTAGGCATACCTCCGCTAACTTTTCAAAAAACGGTCGATTGTACCTTGCTTTATCATTAACGCGCTTAATACTATAGCGTCTCTCATCACTCGTAGCATTTATGGCAAGTTCTTCGTTAGTTGTAGAGATGATACGCCCAAACCAAGGGATTTCTCTTGTGGGTAAAAACTTAGCTTTTAGTGTTAGTTTTTTAGAAGACACTACATTTTTAAGTGGTGCGTCCCACGCTTTGTTAGCGGCCCAATAAGCTTCATCTAAATTAATCAAAAGCTTTTCATCAATTACCGCATTAAAGTTACCTAATATCTCATCCATATTATTTAGCGTTACTACATATTTCTCCCCGATAACTTGCGACATAATATCCATAAGTATAGATTTACCAGTACCTTTAGCTCCTTGAAGGATTGCACAGTTTGGATGCTTAACACCTGGATTTTGAATTATGTTTGCAAGGTATGTTGTAATCCAATTATAAAAATTTTCATCGCCATCACTTATATTATCTTTAAGATGAGTAATAAAAGCATTCACTGCATATTTTTCAAACGCATCAAACTTCTTAGGATCTTTAATCTCTTGATCAAATCCCGTCCAAGTATTAAACACATCTTTTGGGCACGTCTCTGAGGGATCAAACACTATACCTTGGTATTCTTTTCTTCCTGCCCAACTTACCCATTTACTAAACACCGATACTTGCTTTCCACCGTCGGTAGCTACTAGTTGGTTAGATAGGAGTCTCTTAAACGATTGCTCATTATGAATCCTGTATTTCGTTATTCTATTAGTTTTAGGATCAATCACTTTATCTAAGTACACGTGCTGTGATCCGTAAAAAATAATAGCGTACTTTTTATTTAGCCTATCTAAAAAAGTTTCTTCGGGAGCAAGTGTGATAGCTGAAAATGTTTTTTCAGAAGCGTCCGCGCCTTTAATCCCTTTAGCATATTTGTAAGCGTCTTTTACGCATTTAAGCATTTCATTAAAACTCATAGGAGGCGACGTGTGAAAATGCTCTTCCATCAAATGAAATGTTTCATCTTCATTTAGCCCGTAGTCTCTTGCAACCGCCGCTCGTTTATAAGCGGTAGTACTTCTTTCACCTTCTGCCACTTCTGTAGCCGTATTATTTTTTAAGTAAGTTTCAAATCTTAAACGTGCGTGGGATTGATTTATCTGGCCCGGTTGTTCTTCATAGCTATTAACAATTTCTTTTTCTTTACCTAACCTAGATAAGATATTTTCTGTTAGTACCGCAAGCGGAAGGTCTTTAGTTATCTCATACTTCTTGCCATCAATGCTTGATCCGGGTGCTAAGACGTAGCCATTTGCAGCGCGTACATCAATCCCAGGCCCTATGGCATTTACACCATTCTTAACATGCTCTTTAGTAATGTAGTAATAGTGCATTCCACCGCTTGGAGTTTTAACACTGAAGGTTTCGGGTAGTACTACATTCATACGACTAAGCGTTTCAAAACCGTTACGATTTCCTTTCACATCAATATCTAAAACGACTAAGTTGTAATCGTTATAGGTATCAGTGTGTATGGCCAAATTAGAATTACTAGAAAACCAATCGTTTAAAACTTCTTGATCTTTAGTAGCTACTTCATTCCATCTTGTAACGGCGGGTACTTTAGAATTTTCCAAACATGGAAAAACATTAAAGCCCCGATTAGCTAAGTCCGTCGCTAATTCAATTAACATTTTATTCCTTTCCGTAGCGTAATCCGTCCCATCCTTCCGCTCCGAGTGGAAGGCCTTTCGCCCAAGGCGAAGACGAACACATAATAGTTTTTATTTCTTCTAATAAATTTAAGTTGTGGGGTACTTCGCAAACAATTTCATCGTGGATGTGCATTGCTACTGTGTACTTCTTTTCATGAAGTGCTAAGAGAGCGTCTCGCAGAATGTCTCTTGAAAGTGCTTGGGTTATTTGCTCGGCAAACTTACCGCCGTAAGTTTTAATCTCGATCCATTTTTTAGATATAGAACTTCTACCCATATATCTAAGTCCATCCTTAGCGTACACCGTTTCCCCCCTGGTAAAATCTTCTTTCTCTAACCTAGGGAACGGATACGTTATGTCTCTTCCGCTGGGAAGCTGACATTTTAAAAAATTGTTTTCTAGTACAAATGTAACTTTAGTCTCGTTAGATCCGACACTCTGAGATTTACCCTCACGTATGGTAAGTATGGCAGCGTCATTTAATTGATACCAATATTTAACAATATTTGAATTTGCTTCTCGCCACTTCGTCTTAATATCATCGGCGGTTTCATCATCAATTTCAAGCCCGTAAGCTTTGGACATCATCTGAAATGCTCTTACTCCACCTTGATACCCGAGTGCTAACTCCGCTACTTTTCCTTTATGTCTTTCGTCCTTAGTCAATTCCTCAAGTTTTGTTTTAAGGTTGTTTACTGTCTTGATTACACTTTGTCTTCCAATCATTCCGAGCGACTGTAGTGCCTGTCCAGATTCTCGTTGTATATTTCTAAACGCTGGGAGTGTGACTAATTTCTGTGCCAAAGATGAATCTCCAGCACGAGCAAGTTCTTCAGCGTGCTCAGAAAGAACAGCAAGGTAGGCAGAGCGATTGGACCCAGCAAGTGGCTCTTTTGCGTTAAATACAACTTGTTCCACATCATCCCAACTCTCAGAGAGTGCAATTCTGCGCTGTTCTGGGTTTGTCTGACGTTCGGTAATAGGTATCTCTTGTTCACGTTTAGTTGTACGCTCGAAAATCTTTTGTTTCTCTTGCGTAACACCTGGAGCCTCAACTGGTTTAGTTGGTGTAATTTCAACCACTGGTTGTTTCTGTGCCTTCTTCCAGATGTCGGTGAGTTGGGAGCGGGTTTTGATAACATCCTTATTGTAGATAAGAACATTCTCTGAATCCTTAAACTTTGCCGTGTCTGCATACGAACCCTGCTTGTATGAAATGCCATCATATCCATTTTGAATTGCCCATTCTTTTCTGTTCACACCATCAGGTATTTTGCTCTCATCTACAATCTTTGCTTTTTGGTCAATGACATAATCATGCACAATGCCAGTATCTTTTGCGTAAGTCTTAGCGAGTCCATTGTCTTTTGTGAAGTAAACACCAGTACCCAAGTCTCCACTTGTTTCTTTTAAGTCAGGTGTCCTTGCCCCTCGATAAACAGGTGTCCCATGCGCCTTCACAAACTCCTCCGCAGTTTTGTAGTTAACTGGATTAGTAGTATCTATTTTACCTTTAGTTTTTACTGGCATAAACTCTGGTACTGAACCAGACTTCATGGATTGTGGTGCAGGTATTTTAACTTCACCCTTCCCGTAAGTAGTCACTGGTATCTTATTTTCTCCGCCAAATGTTGCCTCAATAGTGCGTGGTTCTACGGAAACAATATCGTCCACTTTTTCAACCACCTTATTGGAGAACTTGGGCATTATCTTCGGTATAACTTTTCCAAGTCCATATCCAAATGCACCGCCAACTCCAACATTGAACGCAGTCTCTTTGCTCAAAATATCATTCCCTTGGCGCATCGAAGTACCAAGTCCACTCACGGCACCACCCGCGGCAAGTTTTACTGCCGTGGAACCAGGAACAAACAGTGAGCCAGTTTCCACAACACGTCCTACATCTTTCATCACATCTCCACCGTTTCTAGGTACTGGTGCAATTAAACCACCAGAGAGTTTAGAACTTACTCTGTTTATGTCTTCTTCAGATGCTCCACTCGCCATAGCGATAGCCTGTGGGAGTCTTGCTGGGATAGTTATTGCAGAGGAAGCAACTTCTTTTGCGACATCTTTAATTACACCACCTACTTTTCCAAGTGTGGATTTCTTTGGCTCAGGGACTGGAGCCTTCTCTACTGCTGGAGTTTTTGAAGTCGGTTTTGCCTGTGCTAAGTATTCATCAAGAGATGACTTTTTAGTTGACGTGCCAACCTTCACTCCTGCTTGTTTCAAGTAAGCGTCGAGTGAGGTCATGTTTATTCAGGTTCTGGCAATGCGCCATTTATAATTTTTATGTCAGATGCCGTGAGTCCATAGTTTTTCAGATTGTCTGGTGAGAATTTATCACGAACTTGTGTAAGCAAATCTTCACGTTTGATTCCTTCCGAGGCGGCAACCCTAACTGCTTCCTTCCATCCTTCTGGTGTTAAATATCCCTGAGCTATAAACGGAACCCCACCAGAATTAGGTATAGTTGCAGATTTATAACTTCCATCAGATTGTACTTCTGGAGAAAGAAGAGAAACTACTTTACCAAAAGCGTCTGCTTTCTTCGATGTCTCTGTTCCAACTGGGTTCTGTGCCTTATACCACTCAACAGCAATTTGTTGTGCTTGGTATGGAGTCATCTTGCCAACCTGTTCTGTTTCAGCAACGGTCTTTGCGGTATCTGCCTTCTTGTTCTCCAAATCAGCCGCAGCCTTTTCAGCCTCGGTTTGCGCCTTGGCTTGAGATGCCTCGTATTCAGCGTTCTTCTTGTCCAACTCATTGCGAACATACTCAGGCGAAAGTCCAAGTTTCTCTGCAAATGATTTTACGTCTGCGTCTGTGATAGTCTTTCCAGCCACTCCGTCCAATGCTTCATCAAGGATGGATTTCTTCACCGCATTTCGGTTCTTAATTGCTTCTGCGTAAGTTTTTCCACCTTCGGCTTTTGCTTGGTCAAATCGTTCTTGTGCCCTGGCAACTTGGTCGTCTACTTTTCCGTAAATAGCGTTAATTTCTTGACGAGCCTGTGCCACCAAGAGTGCTTCTGCGGATGCTTGTTCTTTTTGGTTAGCGGTCTGAATGTTTGAAACCTGTGCTTCACCCATCGGGTTTCCAACCAGTCCCCCTTGAACCTGAGAGAGTCTACCTTGCTGTTCTCTGGCTGCATAAACTGGAGCGTTGTTTGCTCTAGATTGTGTAATCAAGTCCTGATAGAGTGAGTTGATGGAGTTGATTCTATCTTGGTAGAGATTTGTGTATTTAGATTGTTCTGAGGCACTGTCAAATGTAGCAGTTGAATCAGTTAATCCTTGGGCCGCGAGTGAGTTGTAAGCCGCAAGTTCGTCGAGGCTTCCTTGATTTGGTGCGCCAAGACTACCAGCAGTGCCAGTTTGTGCTGTGGTCATGCCAGTTCGTACTTGATATTGTTCAGGAGTTTCACCCTGTTTCATCCACAAGTCGTTTGCTGTCTGGGCGGTAGTTCCACCAGCTCCACCAGTCTCACCTGGTAAAGATGCACCAGTATTTGGGTTGAAAGACCCAGTAGTAGCTGGAGTTGCGGATTGAGCGTTGGAGATGTACTGATTAAATGTTGGTGACGTATAATCAGTATCTCTCCTTATCGGTCCATAAACTGCTGCCTTGGCGTATGTTTGCGGAAGACCAGTCGGGACCTGGAAGGATGAAAGTGGGTACTTGTTTATATCTTCACCTATAATTGGATTTGTTGCCATATATTATGCGTTATCGTGCTTAATGAGCAGGGTGGTGGTAGATAGTGCAAGACCAACTTTTCTTGAGTTTGTTCCAGCGGATGTGCTTATTGCACCAGGTGTGTCGGATATATAGTAAGTTGCACCAGGTGTGAGTCCAGAAAGTCCAGACATGACACCCTCTGTTTTCAGTTCGGCACTCCCGCCAGACGATGTGGTTGTTTTCGAGAAACCAACAAAATTATCACGCATTACAGTGCTGTATGAATTTGAGGCAGATGCTTTTTGTACTTGCGATGAAACTGAGTCAATTTTTGTTACAGATAACGAAAAAGGTCCATTGTTGGCAGACCAAGAAGAACCAGAGTTGGTGGATGAGCCAGCTCCTTGACCCGCGGTATTGTCTCGGTATATACTAGAGTTTGAATTAGACCTAACCACAACATGGTAATCCGTTGATGGACTAACTGGCACAGGGGATGAAAATGTGATTGTACGACTCGTTGCGGTCCCAGCGGATATTGTCACAGTCCCACTGATGCCACCAATATCGGAACCAGTTGGAAGAGAAGAGTTATTTGCCCTGATAGATGCAGTCGCGCCATATCCATTATTTACATCAGATACCTGAATTACTATGGATTTAACGTGAGTATCGTATGCTCCAGTTGTGAATTTTTGAGATACCCAATCTGTTGAGTTTATCGTGTTACCCGATGCATTTCCAGCTCCATTACCAGCAGAAATTGTTGCTACACCGTCACCAATAACACATGCATCTCCAGCGGATATGTCTCTTGCCGTTGTTACAAAATAAGATGTTTGCACTCCAGTCAGAGATGCGCCACTACAAGCTGGAAGTGCGGTTCCATTCAAGCGAACTATCTTACCAGATGCACCAGAGTTTGAAACATCACCAGCGTCAACAAGTTTGTTTGAAGAAGAGACGGAAGTACCAGAAGTACCAACAAGTGCGTCATTCTCATCCTGCGTTGGTATTCGAGTATCGTTTGTTCCAGCGGCAATTGGTTCAGTTGCAGAAACTGGTGCGGTAGAAAGTTTTGTGATTCCCTTTACAGATGTACTTGCGTCAGCTCCACCAGCAATAGCAACTCCGTCAGTATATGCCTTAGCCTTATCCCAAGTTACAAGTTCATGATTTCCGTCAACAAAGGTAGGTTCTGCTGTGTACTGAAGAGGATTAGACGAATCAAGATTTGTGGTACCGTCGAGCAAATCAAGCATTCTCCTTAGAGCAACGTGGTCTGAAATAATCACCTCTGCACCCTTTCTGTGTGCCATTGCAAGTCCAGAAGTTCCAACACCAGTTCCACGGGTTACTGTTTTGATTCCAGACAATGAAGTACCAGAAAGAACTGCGGTAAAGTATTCCTTATTCGCACTGTTTCTATCTATTGTAAATCCATAAGTCCCAGCAGGGAGCGCAATCCCGTCATCGTCAGTTGCTGATGTTAAGGTTGCTGTCGTTGCTCCTACTGCAACTTTTGTTACTAGAGTTGTGGAGAAGTCGGCGATAATTTTTACGAGGTCACTCATTTTATTATTATATTACACTATTATTATAAATCTGTCAATGCCCCGTCGACACTCACGTTCTGTTTTTGTCTGTACTTCGACGGTATCCATTGCTGGAATGTTTTTATATTGAAGTCATCTATCATGTTTATTGAAGCATAACCTATTCCAGTGGCTATGAATTTAAGAGTACGTCGTCTAAACTTGGGACTCTGAAGTTTAATTTCAGCCAAGTAGAAACTACCATTCTCTTCGATTCCCTCACCGCCGAGAATTGACTCCCCGATACCACTAGAGCCTATTGTAAACGATGATGAATAGTCAACGTATGAGCCATTACCAAGGATTGTTCCAATTTGAGTGAAGTTATCTCCATCATAGGAAATCCATATTTCAATCTTTTGTTCACGCATTATCGCACCCTTCAGGCGAAGTCTCTTTACCTTCTTGAGTGTTTCAAGACCATATCTCTCATCATTTGAAATCCAGTAGTTCTCAATAAGGTCATTGTCATCATCAAACCCTGAAAGTATTTCGTATGAGTTTGAAGATGTTGAGTCTCCGATATAAAGCCGTCCCTCATTAGTGGTAATAGTGTTCGCACCATACGGAAGGATATCAACAGTATCAGTACGAGTATTGTAGAAAAAGAGTCTATCATTTGCATCAGCGTTAGGTGTTTTCCCAGAGAAGACAATAAATTCCCCGTAAGTATTCATTACACATTTGTCCCACACATAGTCAGAGAAATCAAACTGTTTTGCAAGTGTGATTGGTTCTATGTTATCTCCGTAGATGTTTTTCTGTAGAATTGTAAGTTGTGGTGTGTCCTCGTTTGCGGTATTCATAAACACAATACCCTTTCCAGTAGAAACAACAGACCTCCAATTCGGAATACCTATGTCCTTGCGGAATATCTTATTAGTTGCATTAAGGTCAATATATGGTGCAGTAGTGGAAATATCAAGTTCATACACTGAACGAGACTTGAACGAGTAATATTTACCCTCGTATGCTTGTATTGATTCTACCTTATCACCACCTTCGTCCTGACGATAAACAGTTCCTTGCCCAGCAGTTCTTGGTGCCGAGTATGAAAAATCAGTAACTCCGCCAGCGTTGGAGTTCTCCCATGTATAAGCAGCAGTTCCAATTCCAGCGATTGAGAATGTATAAGCACCAGTAGTATAGTTTATTGTACCAGTGTTTCCAAGAGAACCAGTAAGACCTCCATTGTAATCATCAGAGAAGACTTCACCTGAAACTGTGTGTGTTATTACTACAGCGAAACATGTTCTCTTTGTGTCTCCAGCCTTAAATGCCAGAGTTCCAGTGAGTGAGGTTGTTGCTTCTGCGGTAACGTCAGTATATACAGTTGCATCCTGAACGTCTATGTATGAATTTCTTACAGCAGTATGGTCATTACTCATTCCCCACATCCACATTCGAGATGTAAAGATAGAAGACTTTGCCTTGAAGTTTTTAGCAGCCTCATAGAGTGCCGTGTAACTTCCAGGGTTAGAGGTATGGATTTTATATACACCGTCGAGTCCAGTTGCGTACACGAAAGTTCCAGCCCTACTTGTATAGGACGAGAATGTGTATTCCTCTAGGTCGGTAAGTCCAGTAATAACATCAACCCATAACTGAGTTGAATCATTGAAGTATTGAATCTTGGTTGTTATCTTGCGAAAGTGGACTGGTGTTCCATCATGTTTGTACCCCCATATTTCACCTTGAACTCCACCACTTGTTGCTTCCTCTGCGCCAAGTAAGTATCGACCTCTACAGAGTTCAATTTGTCCGTCAGTAGAAATCCACCCCAAACTGTCTTGTGCAGAATTGGGAGGTATTTGCTCTGGGTCACGGGGAATTGTAACTATTCCCTTACCAAGTTGCTTGTTTACAACTTCTTTAGCCATACTAAGAGATAGCTAGTTTAATATTTGCATCTTCTACCGCAAAATCTTCGAGCATCGAGCGATAGGAATTGTAGTTCTCGTTTCTGTATGAAGTCGCCTTGTCTGACTGTTCTATTGGGTTGAACTTAGCAGCCATACCATACGCAATCATGTTCCCAAACTGATTTGTAGTGTTCAGTGGAGAGGTGGGTGGCGTTACAGTAAGTGCTGGCGGTATATAGATGTAGTCGTACTCAACCGATTCAACACTTGTTGGTTGGAGAGTGAAGTATAGTCTTCGATTCACCATGTCCAAGTAGCAGTATCCACCGTGGTCACGATACTCACGCCTAGAGGAGTACGGAACTACAGTATATTCGTCAAACTTCGTACCAACAAATATGACCGTCTTTCCGTCTTTGTTTGGAGAGAACATCTTGAAGTCTGACGAAAGTGCAATATACGGCACAGATGTTGAAGTAACTCCAGAAAATTGCTTCTTCAGAAATTCCCACGGTCTATCATTGCAAACTTCATCGTAAACCTCCGTAAGTAAAGCAAGTTCCTCGTCAGAAGAAAGTTCTGTCGCATCATCTACCTGTAGTCTGAATCGTGCTATAATTTCACTTGTAAACATATATATATTATTATCTCATTCTTGCCCCCGTAAAGGAGCAAGATGAAAGAACAATTAAGACTTACGCCTTAATAAGAACGTCGAGGAACTTCTGGGAACCGTCCGCAAAAGTCTTAACAGCAGCCACGACATTGTTGAACACGTTGTCAGTAAGCTGGCGAGCCTCCTTGCGAATCTCCACCGTCGGTTGGTCCTGGATAGCAACATCAATTGCACCCTTGAGTCCGAAGTAGCAGTGAATCATGTTCTTGTTCCACGTTGCGTTGGTCTGACCTTCAGCGAGCACCAAGCGTCCAGCACCACGTCCAACTATCGTAAGAACAGTTGCCGAGGTTGCAGTAGCAGTAAGTCCGAGAGTATCGGTAATCTTAATCTGGTCAGCAGCCGAAAGTGCAACCTGAGTTGCGCTCGTAGTACCAGGATTGTTGATAAGACCAGCAAGGTTGGTGATACCAGTCGTCGAGTCAGCAGCAGAAACCAAGAAGTTTCCAGCAGTCGCACCAATCGTGGTAACACCAGTAAACACAACACCACCGATGGTAACAGTCTCAGCGTTCACAGAATTTCCCGTGAAGGTAAGAGTTGCCTCACCAGTAAGATTCGTCGAAACGTACACATCTGCACCGCCGAGAGGTCCAGAAAAACCATTCATAAACACAGTGTTCGCTGAAGTGATGTCCTTACCAATCGGGTACTGAGCAATCAATCCAAGGGAACGAGGGTCAAAAACCCAAACAGGGTTCGTGAGTGCAATGTTGTTCTCCTGAAGTTTAGCAGGAGCCATCGTAACCATCTGAGGAATCGTGGTCGAGGTTAGGTCAATCGGAGTTCCGTTGGAAGCCGAAGTTGTCAAATCACCAGTGTCGAAGTCTGCATACGCATTCATAGTCTCCTTGAGAATGAACGAATCGAGATATGTAGCAACCTTGAGAGCAGCTTCACGTCCAGCAGTTTCAGCAGGGTTCAACGGACCAGCCTGAATCTTCTCAAGTCGAGCAATCGGGAAGACTGCACCAGCCTGAATATTCACAACCATCGTCTCTTCTGAATCAGCAAGAGGGTCAATCGTTTGGTCATTGAGGTTAGTAAACGAACGAACACGCACATTAGACATATCAAGAACTGCACGAACAACAGTGTCTCCATAAGCCATGTTGGACTGGAAGCGCATGTTTGCAATCTTCTTTCCAACGAGCACCTTATTGAGAATATCCTCGTAGCGATTGATATAATCTACCTTAAAATCATTTAATGCCATTTGTAATACATTTTATTATGGGATTATGTAGAACCCATTTCTTTATTTTAACTTCCGTTTACCGTCCACCCTCATCGAGCCATGCGTAGTATTTGCTCCGTGCCTTCGGGTCATCGAGGACTGCACGTTTCTGTTCAGCACTCATTGAACCAAAGTTGGAGATTCCTGACGCATCTTCGACGAACTTTCGCACATCATTCTCAGAAGAACCCTTCCCAATATCCACAGTTCCGTAAACCTTTTTAATTATGTCTACAACTGGAGTATTTCGATACTTAGGAGTTAGTGCAAGTTCTTTGATAAGCTCTTTGTCAGCATCCTTGGGAAGTTCTGGGTTTTCACTCAAAGACTTCGTAAAGAGTTTGTCAAATGCTGTATCAAACACCGCTTGCTTCTTCTCCTGTTCCTGGCGTTCCAAGATTGGATTGTACTTTGCTTCTATCTCGTTCTTCGCATTAGTAGTTGCAGTTGCAAGTAAATCATTTATGAAATCCTGATTTACGTCTGGATACTTCCGAGAAATATCTTCTGCGCCCCTAAATGCAACCGAACCCTTATCCTTCTCCTTTGCCTCCTTAATCTCATGCTTCAAGGTCTTCAAATCGTCCTTGAGTTCGAGATAAACTGACAACGGTACAGTATCTGGCTTCTTATGCTCAGTCTGAGCTACTTCTGCCTCCACTGAACCTTCTACGACATCCTTGACCTCTGTGTCCTGAGTAATTATGGTTTCATCCATAAGAGTAACATTTTTACATTGATGCACAATGAGATTGTATTCCTTTCGGCTGGTTATGCTTCACCAGAAAGAGATTTCGGTCCTCCGACCTATATGGTTTTATTCTACCATATCGTATATAATATGTCAAACTTTGGGTGCCCAGTTCCCCCAGCAAGAACGGAAACTCACGAGGGGAGTTGGACACCCAATAAACTAACTTACAGATTCATTTCGCATCTCCGAGATTGCTTGGTCGAGTTGATTTCGTATTTCAGTCTCAAGTCCTACGTCTTGCATTGTCGCAAGCAAGGATAGACTCGCTGAATACTTATGCACCAAAGAAAGTAATTTCTCCATGCTCGGAGTTCCGTTTACCTCTACAACAAGTTCATTCATTGCCTGGGCGCAGTTATTCCGAAGGACAGTAATTAACTGCTCTCCGCCACGAGACTTGAACAGGGCCTTGAGTTCAAGAATCTTGTTCAAATCCTCTTCGATTTCAATAACCTTATTCTTGACCATTTTCTACAAAATTACCCGTCTTGAGCAACTCTTCTTTTAAGTCTTTCTCAAGTTGCTTCTGCTTCTTCTCGCTCTCAACAGCAACTTTCTTCTTGAACTCGTCGTCGAGCTTCATGACCTTAATCTGCTTCTCGATGATGAGCATTTCCTTCTCGTAGGCTTTCTTCATCTCCTTCAGTCCTTCGACCTCTGCCTCCTTGTCAGAGATTGCCTTGTCCATCTTTGCAAGATACGCAAGCACGTCCATCATCTTGAACGACTCAGTTACCTCCATGGTCTTTGTAATCTGACGCTCTGCGGGAGAGACATCCTCCATTCCTTCCACAAACTTGTATACGGGCACTATTTCCGTTTTCTTCATACTTAGAAACTATTTAATAATTTATAATCAATTTATACCTTTCCGTAGTTCACCATTGTTTGCTGGTCAACCGCTGGGGTCGCTGTACTCTCTGGTTCCTCTTGGTCCATAGGTGCTGATTTCATCCCCATTGCCTGTCCACCAAGACTAGGCATACCTTGTTTCATGATTTCCTTATTTGCAAGGTCTGTCATGTTGCGGATTACCACTGGTTCAATGCGGTTCATATAGTCTGCGAATACCGCATAGGTGTTCGGGTGCTCAACGAAGTATTCACTCTCGTCCCGCATGTAATCCTTCACCTTCTGCATGTAGGCAGTGTTCGCCATGTCATTGGGTTCTATGTACTTATCCTTGAGCAACTGCTGTATATCGTACGCACACTCAGACATCAATTCCGCCGAACCATCATTTTTAGTATCGAGCATGTATTTTATTTCATCGTTATTGAATCCAACTAATGTTGCCTCCATCTCAGAAAGAACCTTCTTGTTGTACGTCCCAGTCTGGTCTGCCGATTTCGCTGAAAGGAAGGTAAGTTTGTTTCTCTTCTCTGCGTCCTTCATGCGTTCCTCTCGCCCAGAAGACACCACAATAACGTCGAGTTCGGATTTGCGTTTAAGGTCCTTATTTGAAACCTTCTTAAACTTCACACCATCAATACCAATCATCTCAACCGCAACCTTCTTTGTGAGGTGTTCATCTAGTCCAGCGAGGTAGAGTTCTGCGAATCTCTGTTGAGCCATTGCCTCTGAGTCCGAGATGAGCATGAATCTATCGGAAGCGTTCTGCATGTTTCCCTCATAGATTCCGACTGCCTTCTCTTCTGCGTATCCTTTCGCCGCCGAGGTTATACCAGAGTTTACATCAGTAATCTCGTTCAACTTCTCGTATACAGTTATTGCTGTGGTAATAGGAGTTACTGGGAAGAACTTGAGAGCCTTGTCTATGTCTACTCCAGCCTTGAACGGGATAAGCCCATCCTTGCGGTACTTGAGTAATGCTGGGTTCTTCACCGCAGAAACATCAAATGCTTTCATTGGGCGGTTTATAGCCTCACCATTATCAAGCATTTGGTTTATGGAGATGCTCTTTGCCATGATTGCCTCACGCACACCATCTAGAGGTGAGGGTGTCCAGAACTCTGTTATATCAGGGAATGCCGCCGCCGAGAAGAACGGGAACTGGTTATTCGCAAACATGTCTTCAAGTTTCTCAATACGAACAGCCTTGCCACTATCTTCGTTGTAGAGCGCGTAGTATCGCTCATCTTCGTATGTGGTGTACCACTCAAGGAACTTCCACACATCTGGCCTTTCCATATTCTTGTCTCCAGACACACTTGTGGTATATCTGTTGCTTGCTTCTGTGTCCTCGTCTGTGTCGGAAGTAAGATTGCCAGCACCAGAGATAATTTCATTTACTTCGGTCCGAAGGTACTTACCCTTCTTCACGCCAAGTTTGAGCGCAGACTTACTTTTTAGTATCCCACCACGTCCCATATAGAACGCCTGTTCCACGTCCAATCCTCCACAAGAAGGGTCGATGAGGAACTGGTAGACATCGGTATTTGAAAGATACGACTTGTACCCATTCGTTGAATCTGCGTGATACTCAAATATGTACCGTCCATAAATTGCCAACTGCACACGTGCAAGCATGACCTTATAGTTCCAGTATCCAGACTTTCTATCTTTCTCCAAAAGCGCATTAGCCACGTTGGCAGCACTGAGGTCTGCCTCTTCACCCTTAACGTATTTGAAGTTGTACGGTGAGTTTATCTTGGAAAGGAACGTCTGAACAAAGCCTTGGGCTTCATTGAGGTTCACATTCGCACGTTCATCTGATATCTGGCGTTTGTTTGAATAGTAAAGGTCCTCGTTGAGGTGCCAATTCGCCATCTTGGCTTTCTTTGCGTTCCGAGCGAAGAGTATTTCATCTCCTATCTGTGAGTTTATGGAATCACGGAGTTCTTTTGAGAGCATAATTATGTTACATTATACATTATTGTAGTATATTTGTCAATCAAATCCCTATTTCGCTATAAATATGCTCACTTCCACCTAATTCTTCCGCTTCAAACTCGTCCCAATCGAACGAATCATCCATGGCTTCTGCTATTTGTGTCTGATATGCGGCACTATCCATGGTATCGTCGTGCTTGGACGCTGGGAAACGTAGGAGTTCAGTCTCAAGGTCCTTACACATACCTTCAATGTGGTAAATATATCCTCGTTCATATCTTGGCTCCAACCATTTAATACGAGTTTCCTTGTTTGTTCCACCATGAGTGAGTTCTACTACATTTGGGAAGATGTTTCTCTTCGCCATTTCTAACTCAAGGAATGGTTTAATCGCGTCAGTGAACATGGTCTTCTCCAGACCTATCGCTATTGGCTTATAAGCAGAGTGGAGTTCAAATATGAGTTCAAACAACTCGCTCTCTCCAATCTTTTTGTGATAAGACTTGAAGTACCAGATATTATCAGAGTCTACCCAGTTAATTGTTATACCAGTGAAGTCAGACTTCTTTGTTGCCTTCTGTTTACCTTGAGTATCAATGGTAACATAACATGCAGTTTTCTTTTTTAGTACTTCCTCAAGTGGAATATACTTAAACATCTCAGGCTTGAATATTTGAGTCTCGCGGGTAACTGGGTTCTGTTGGTACTGGGCATTGAACTCATAGAATCCAATATCATTCCGAGTAGCTTCAAGAAGTTCTAGAGTATAGTAGTCAGCCCAGAGTGCTTCTCCTTCCTTACGGAACTCTTCATCTTCTTCTGCTATTGCGGGAAGTGTTATTACCTCCCATTCTCCAGCTCCACCTTCTTCAAGTATGCGCCCAACAAGGTCATCGTCTTTCCACCGAGTAGCAACCACTACTATTGCTCCGTCTGGAGTTATGCGAGTGCGAAGTGTGGATTTATACCAATCCCACAACTTCTCAGACATAACTTCAGAATCTGCATCCTCACGGTTCTTGAAGTAGTCATCTACAATGATTATCCCTGCACCCTTACCTGTAATGGCTCCTCCAACACCAACTGCGTTATACTCAGCCCTACCGTTTGTAGACCATGAACCTTTTGCCTTGGCATCTTCGGCGAGTCTTGTGTTGAATAATACCTTATACTCAGGGTCATCCATGATATTGCGAACCTTGCGCCCAAAGTCTGTGGCCAAATCTGCACCATAGGAGGCTGCTATTATGGACCTATCCTTGTTTTTACCCATACACCAAGCAGGGAAATTCACAGATACAAGTTCTGATTTACCATGACGAGGTGCCATGTTTACAATGAGACGTTTTAGGGTTCCATTCTCTACACGTTCAAGTGCATCTGCGAGTATTTTGTGGTGCCAGTTTTCACGATAAGAAGGGAACCTATATTTCACAAAGGACATCAAGTGTCGCCTCGCCAACTCTCGCTTAGCGAGTTCTGCCTTGGCTTCTGCTACTTCCGTGGCCACCTTTTCCTTACTTTCCAAGTCCAATTTCTCAACCTCTGGAGTAAGTGGTTTGGGTCCAGTTTTGCGCCCAAGTGCGCCATTTAGTGTTCTTGCTCTAGCCATTATATATCAATTACATTACTTCCTGCCATTTTGTGTATTTCCGCATCCTTCTCATTTCTCAATCACTTTTTCTATTTAGGCGGATTGTCTCCCCCATTGCCATTTTTTTATCAGCACATCACACACAAGACCGCACAACACATGCACACTTAGCACGCTAACTATTACACATGTAACTATTACACGAGTAAGTACCCCCCCCACCCCTTCTTTTATGAGGGCGGGAGATTGGGTATACGCATACACCTATATGCCACATAGATATTTAATGAATTGTGATACATTTTCTATATAATATTTGACAAAACTTATAATCTAGTATATAATGCAATGGATGAAAAACAAGAAAGACAACCAATTAAACGAATTGGAACTATTGAAAGACTATAGTCTAATCCCGTGGGGAGACAACAAAGAACCTACCCCTTATCGGAAATTATTTGCAAAGTAT